AGTGTGTTCACAGCAAAAGCTATGTTGTCCCTTTCAGTACCAACGTGCTCAGTCCATATTGCTGAAATGGTGCTTCCGGTTGGGATGTAGTCAGAAATCGTGAACTCAACGTAGTCCATGTTGGAAGCCTGCGCACTATAGGAGGGATCACCTATTGTTGGTGTTGACCACTTAAAACCATGTGCTGTTACTGACCCTGCGTCAGTGGCACTGTCAACTAAGTCGCACTCAAGGACACCAACACAAAAGACTTCACCCACAGGCGCGGAGTTCGACAAATCATCGTAGTCAGCCTTAGTTAAAAGATCAGGATCTGTTAGATCATCTGGATCGCCGGAAGTACCAAGTGTTAACCTTTTCCGTGTGGTGTTTAACGTAACACCTACAGTGCCGCCTGTAACAGCTGTATTATCTGTAGATACTAGGGTTAATCCGTTAGTATCTATACCCAACTGAGCAGCTAGAGATGCATTGTCATCTGTCAATAGATCAATAGAATATTTAGGGTAGTGCCTACCAATAGGTGTCCATGTGTTAGATCCACTACCTACGACTAACGAGACAGGAGTTGTACTACCGTCAATGTTGGAATTCGCACGAAACAGGATGCCTGATGCTTCTACAACATCTCCCTGCTGATAAACTCCACTGGAATTGTGTGTCAATATCTGAGTGCCTGACTCTGCATTCTCTAAATCAGTTACTCGATCATCAAGGCCAGTGCCAGTAGCATTAATCTGGTTATCCAGATCATTAACCTGTTTTGTCAACCCAGAGCTGTTATCACCGATTGCAGTCTCGTTGTCAGCAATCCGTTTGCGCAAACCTTCAGTGTCATTAGTGCCGACAGTGGTATTGATGTCAGCAACTTCTTTAACCAATCCACTATTGGAATCACCAACGGTTGTCTCAACTGTATTTACCTTTTGGGTCAGGCCAGAGCTATTGTCACCAATTGCCGTTTCTACTTGCACTACCTGCTGCTGTGTTGCGAAAGGTGTAAAAGTCATTCTACAATCTCCAGTATTCCGGGTACTCCGTTCTGCACGGCTAGTACATATTTCTTACCAGTCGTCGAGTCAGTCGCAGGGACTAATTCAGCTTGGTAGTCATCGTAAGCGGGGGATACACCGCCAGTCCTTCCATTGAACGATACAACACTGGTTGCAGCTGAACCGATTTGTTTCCAGTTACCTGCTACCGATGTGTCCTGACTGGCTTCAATACCCCATGTTTCGCCAGTGTCCTGTTGGATTGCCAGCTGAGCACCACTTGATGTTGGCAGTGCTAATCTTGCAGATTCGTCAGCAACAATAGGGATACTTGTCGGGCTTACAGAAACCTCAACAACACCGTCACCGTTGATCTGAAGGGATGAGCCGATTCTAATACCACCGAGTTTAGAGCCTGTGGCAGCATTCAGGGATACTGTACGACTTGTAACTTCGAAAGAACTATCAAGGTCACTTGCCCGGATGATTTGCTCGTAAGTGCCATCGCCTGACCAAGCATCCAGTGTGTTGGCATCTTTCTCGACACCAGCAACAACCCAGTGATTAGTGTTGGTTCCATCATAAGTGGAGAAAACCAGCTGAGCATGACCACTGCCGTCATCCCACTGCGTCATCATCACTTTTGAATCAGCTTTAGTGAAATCAGCAGCTACTGGTAATTGCTGGGATTTTAACGCCAGCCTTTTTGGTTCTGTCTTCTGTACCAAATCAGAGGATTTAAAAGCCATTATAGTGCCCCCGCTTCATCTTGGTCTAACTCTCTGTACATCCATGATCCATCATCTTTTTTGTAGAACTCAAATGAGTCATTCTTTCTATCTAATTCGATAGTTCCGATTGAACCGCCAAAGGCTATGAAGCAACTGAAATCACCGAATGACTCGGTAGCATCGAACACACTAAAAGCGTCTATCGAATTGACATCAACGGTGAGGGTTACAGATCCACCAGAGGTGTCAATTGCGTAAGCCTTCTCAACTTTAAGAATGCTATTAGATGACAGGTAGGCAATATCGTAATTCTCGCCAGTAATGTCGATAACCTGCCAGTCTGTACCATCAGCGTCTTCGTACACAACAAGGTAGGTGTGGTTATCTTGACCTTGGAATTGACTAGCACCATTGATAGTGAACCCGTCAATCTTCAGGACGCCCCTACCGCCATTCATCCGAAGTTTGATTGACTCACCTTCGCGGAATACGTTAGCAGGTGCTTTAAAGTGCACCGTGTGGTCGCCCTTGTACTCAAAAAGACTTGAGCGGTTTGTGTACAGGTCGTTAAGTGTATCCAATATACGATCAGCAACAACATCACGGTGAATGCGGAGAACATCACGAGCATCAGCAAGAGCTATCCGGCTAGTGTCATGACCTGTTGCCCGTAGGTACGGATAGAACATAGATCCGTAGCCAAGGTTGGCTGTAACACCTTTAAGGTCAAAAGCGTTGGTTGTCTTCAGCTCTATTCTATAGGGGATTGGGTCGTCATTCCCGTCAACCTCGACAACAGACGCCTCCTGAATCGTTATCGTGAACTCACCAGTATTTGTGTCGCGGATATAATAGACAGCCTTTGGATCTGGCTCAGCTGGCATTGAGTCAACAACAAATGCACCGCTACCCTCATTGTAGTTAGTCTCGGGAACCAGCTTCCTGATGGACTTGAATTGACCATCAACCTCTTTATAGATGGTCAGCTGAAAGTTGTCTATTTCGGCGTTACTTCTGAAGTAGAGCCTGTCAGCTATAAACTCAAAATCACCGTCGTAATCAAAGACTATTGTTGAGCCAGTATTGCTCTCTGTCTCGACAGTGTTTAGTCCAATCGTGATCAGCTCTTTCGCCTCGGCACGAATAGCACTTTCATACCCTTCCGGTGTAATCTTAACAGCAGGGAGTATACGAGCCATTCCGTCACTGTTGCGGCGATACCCTACAGTGCCTGCGTTATCAGTTAGTACAACCTCTTCACCAACATCAATTGATTCAGACGCCACAGCAAACTTGGAAAAGAACGAAGTACCATCTGACAGGACGCGACCGCCGGAGTCCAGTGGTAATTTGTCTGGGCCGGGGCCAACAGCAAGAATTGCGTTTTCAGGGAGGTTCGAGAAATCAACCCCAGAACCCGGTAAACCTTGGAAGGCAACTAAACTAGTATTATTAACCCATTGACCATTAACTCTGGTTAAACCTTCGTTAAATATCTCAAAATTACTAATGTAGAATATAAACACACCTTCAGTAGGCCTGTCATCGTAACCTTGTAACCAACTTGGGTTCGCTGTTCCGTAGTCAGTAAGTAATGTTAATGCCGCCGCTCTTGTCTGAGCCGGGGACACTGATAACGGTACGGAGGATATATTACCGGAAGTTTCACCAAATATGTTGTCTGGTGTTCCTACGGAAAAGGCTTTGCCGGAACCTCCACCCGTTCCAAAAGAAATAGCCATAATTAAACCCCTTGCACCGCAACAGGTACACCGGGAATTGTGTGAGCCATAGCCCATACAGTAGCTTCACCAGAATCTATGTTTGCTGGGAATCTTGGGTCTGGGTATAACAATACATACTTGTCAGTACCGGGATCAGGTTTAGTTGAAGCAATTGATAGCCTTACAGCGCCATAATCCGATTGGTTTTGGATGCTAATGGCAGAGCCAGCAGCTATACCAGATAATGTATTTAAATCTACATACTCTTCGTCAGATAATTCTATAAGTGGGAGGGTATCTGGCATCTTATTTCCTATAAAGTAAAACTATTATTATTAGGGCACTCTGTAATAGGATTTGTACTACCACCTGAGTTAATTTTAAACCCTAAACTGAATACAGGCGAGTACCCGTATAGAGGGCACGTAGTAGATAATGATTTCTTAAAATCTCTCCACGCACTCTTTAAATCTTTTGTAGTGTCGTATGAACGACTATGATCACCAAGTTTTTCAGATTTCAGTGTACCGCTATCTGCTTGGACTTTTCCTAAGTTTGTATCTGCAACCAATTCCATAAACTTACATAACACTTCACCTTGATTATCGTCAGAGTCCCCCACCCTTCCAATAACAACATCAAGTAAAGCATCCATCTGCGCATCTGTAAGAACATTGGATTGAGGTAAATATATCGAAGCAGTGGTTTTTATCCACTCCCTATCTATAGCAGCCATTTTATTTACCTTTAGTTAAAACAAAAATAGGAGAGGTCAAAAGACCTCTCCCTTCATAAGCTATGTATAACTTATGCCAATACCAGACTGATAATCAGGTCTGGACGTGGTAAGGTCATCAAGCTGTTTTGCTCGTAGAAACCAGTCACACCTTCGAACTCATCTTGGTAGAACCAAGCGTACAGTTCTTGAGCTACGGTATTAACGTAAGTGGTGGTTTGAGCAGGAGCATAGACTTTACGTACCAGAACATCACCACTCAGACGAGGGATCAGGTATGCAGCGTCGTCAGCAATCAACTTACTGCCAGCTAGAGATGCGCTGTAGTTGATGTAACGAACACCAGATACAGGGCTATCAAAGTTGTCATACTGGAAGCTACCGTTAACCAGAACAGGTACTGCTTGAGATACCAGATCCAGCTGTTGACGCAGATCACGGGCAATAGAAATTTTCTTCTCGTACTCATAAGCAGCATTGAAGAAATCATCGCCAGCGATAACGTCAAAACCAGTTACTTGCAGGCCATACTTAGCAGCACGGTTACGCAGAACTTTAGTTTGGTTGCGGATAGCGGTAGAAGCTACAGGAGCTGTACCAGCAAAGTTGATAGTAGTTGCTGCTGGACGAGAGCTTCCCAGAATATCATCATGGAAATCATAAGAAGGGGTTGGGCCACCTGCGGTACGGTTAGTACCTTGGGTCAGGATCTGTGCTGATTCCAACTCTTCTTCAAAAGCTACAGCGCCCTCTGCCTTCATAATCTGTTCGTTCAGAATGTCTTCCAGAGCCAGATGCTCAGTAGAACCCGGACGACGACGACGGTTAACGTCTTTAGGTGATACGTTCAGGGAGATACCTTTAGAACCAACCTCGAAGAAGCGGTTACGAGGCTTGTCGGTGGACAGACGCTTACCCTTCTGGGAGAAGTCTTTACCGTTCATGGTAGCAGGAGTGTAATTGGTTTCATCGTATTCAAAGATGTTAGTACCATCCAAATACTCTTTACCAGTTACGGATGCAGCACCCATAATAGCGGTCAACAGGGATGGCTGAGCCATGTTACCCATGTTAACTTGAGTGGTCATATCATTCAGTTGAAAACCATTACCTTGTGCTGCTACCAGCTGTTTAGTAATGTCGAATTGATTCATTTCAGTAGTCATTAGTTATTATCCTTATTATGCAGTGTAGAATTCTGGGTTAGCGTCTGCGGCAGACTCAACTACTGCAATACCTTGCGCTTCAAGAGCTTGACGGAACAGAGCTTGGTTAGGTGCGGTAACTGAACCCCACTCGATACCACCGTCCTTAACAGCACCAGCTCTCCACATAACTTTAACGTCAACAGGAGTAGATGACAGAGAGATGTCAGCAGTGTTAACACCAAGACCAGTTGCTTCACCCATGCTCACTGCTACAGGAGATACACCATCAGGCAAGCTGGATGCAGTTACCGCTGAAATATCTTGTGCGAGGTATGGTACAAATGCAGAGGCGGTTGCATCATAAACCAGTGGAGTACCGATAGGCTCCATGGTACCTGTACCTTCAACACCTACGGTTGCAAATGAATATTCTACGGCAGATGTAGTGCCGAAAGAAAAGTAACCTGCTTCTACGTCAGACAGGTGTTTACGACCTTCATATTGTAATGGCATTATTTAGCCTCCTGTGCACGAATTTCAGCCAGCTTGTCCAGAACAGATTTCTCTACTTCTTCCTCAGCTTCTTCAGCATCACCCTTCTCTTCAGACAGAGCTTTAGCTACTGGGTTTTCAACTTTCTTAGCGGCTTCTTCAGCAGCTTTGGTTACAGCTTCTTCTTTCTCTGCAACAATAACGTCCAGAGCTTTAATGACAGCTTCTACATCACCACCAACTACGATAGCCTTAGCCAGCTCAGCTTGTGTAGCTTCATCGAAGTTATATTTTGTCAGTTTATTTTCGGCTTTAGAGATCGCCAGATCCTGAGCCATTTGATCTAATTGCTTTTGCATTTCAACAGACATGTCGTTGTCGTTTCCTTTATTGGTTTGTGTTTCAACACTAGTGTTATCTACTTCGCTGGATTTTTCCAACTCTGTAAATTCTTCTCGTTCGCCAATATCTAGCGATTTCAATAAGTAAGGCTCATCTGAT